TTTCGTAAATGGTGGAAAGACGCTCGTAATTGAAGCCTTTGGACTCCAACATTTTTTCGACCGCTGCACGCTCGACCGGGGTAAGTGTGGTTAAATGTCGTCCCGTATCGTGTTTGGATGGCGAGTCCTTAGAGACGGCAATTGGTCCGTGCTCGCTGGTAAAGATAGAGCCGAAGGCTGCTGCTTGAATCCATGACGAGGAGTCGACGCTATACCACGGATACCGCTCCATCAGCCACGGTGCTGTCATACCGAAAGCATGGACTTTGAGTTTAGGACGACCGGATCCGTCAAGCATATAGGGCCAAATCCGATCCAACCAAATCTTCTGCGCTTCTGCAGTCCGTCGCACCAGTCCACCAATTGTGATGTATTCGTAATTCGCAACGTAGTGTTCGAGATACCGAATATCTTCACCATAGTGGAAGCAGGGAAGTGGCTTTGCACCCTGCGACTCCATGTAGATTTGATTTCGGTATGTTTGCAATGGATCGCCAATACCATCCAGCACAGATGCCATAACCGCGCCATCCTCGACGCGAAGGATGTCCATGTTGCGTTTGATGTAATTACAGTATTCATCAATGTCAATGTGCGTGTTAAGTGACCAGGCAGAGAATGCACCGGAGTCAAGGAATACCTTTGCGCCTTCACGACGCATATCGTCCACATAACGCTGACTGCCAACGTAGTGATAAGACTCAAGAATATGGGGGGCACTTGTCACAACAGCACGTTCCGTCTCGTTCAATTTCTCGTACCGAGCTTGCCCGGGTTGATAGTTGTTGGTGTAGACAGCCGCTAAGAACAGATTCATCGAAATACCTGCTGTTTATTTGGGGTAGCGCAACGGGTGCGCTTGCTGTACCGCACGCGGCAACGGGTGCTGCCGGGGTTAAAAACGGGGCGGTGTACCAAGTACCCGCCCCGCGTGTGCGTGCTACTGTAGCGCGTTTTAGCGCCGTTTAGCCAGTGAGACCTTGGGTCGCGACGTCGGACGATTGGCCTGCTTGCTCTGTTTAATGATGGTCTTGTGCACAACCGTTTTCTGGACAACGATCGGACGCGACTGATGCTGGGCTGGCCCGCTGTGGAATGCAGGGCGGCGGTCATAGTCACGGTCACGCGAACTGTTCATCGAATTGGCGATCATTGCGCCAGCGGCGGCACCGAGCAGCATATCGGTTGCACTGGACGATTGCGGCGCAGCTTGCACCACAACCGGCGCTGGAGCCGCTTGCTGTACAGGTTGCACGGCAGGCGCAACGGTCGCCGGTTGTGGTGGGACGTCTTTGCTGCATCCTGCCAGCACGACCAGCAGGAAGATTCCCATCAGCGCGATGCCAATCCACATCATGAAGTTGCTAGGTTTGGGGTTACTCATTTCATTCTCCTTATTATACAAATAGACCCGAAAGCGCCCGGGTCTTTGGCGGTTACTTGATGGGTCGCAGCAAGAGACGAGGGATCATTCGCAACACCCACAGCAGACAGAAGAAGTGCATGAACGTCGGGTTGATCAGTGCAGCCGGCAGCGGTCCGAAGACCCACGGCAGCAATGTGGGCATTACGTGACAGAACGCCAGCCAGGTGACGAACACAAAAAACACCCAGGCCAGGAACGACATCGTTTTGAAGTTTTGAATGCTCTGTTTCATGTTAGCTCCGGGTGAGCGCCAGGAACTCGGCGCGGGTTGCATGCTCGGTCTTGAAGACGCCGCGCAGTGCTTGCGTCACAGTTTCCGAGTTTTGGTTTTGCACGCCGCGCGATTCGACGCACATGTGACGGGCGCTGATCCAAACACCGACACCCTTGGGGTTGAGGTGTTCGAACATCGCATCAGCAATCTGATTGGTCAGACGCTCTTGCACTTGCAGACGGCGCGCGAACATGTCCGCCAGGCGGTCCATCTTCGACAGGCCGACAATCTTGCCGTTCGGGATGTACGCGATGGTGCAGCGGCCGAAGATCGGTGCAAGGTGATGCTCGCAGTGCGAGTAGATCGGAATGTCCTTGCGGACAACCATTTCGTCGCAGTTCTCGGCGCCGTCTTCGAACACCTTGAGGATGTCCGCCGGGTTGAGGGCGTAGCCGCTGGTCCAGTGCTTCCAGGCTTTGACCACACGCTTCGGCGTTTCTTCCAGGCCGGGGCGGTTCACTTCGCCGATCACATTGCGCAGCAGTTGCTCGATGACGGTTTCTTGTTCTTTTTGCAGGTTGCGCGAGCCGACTTGTGCCAGCAGTTCCATTTGTTCGTTGAGGTTGTTCATTACAGCGGGGCTTTCAGGTTGTGGTTGACGAAGGATGCACTGTTGGCGCCGTGTTCGTGGCAGGTGACGGAAACAACCCGAACGTAGTGATTGATGCCTTCTTGTTGACGCTGCTGGTTGAGTTCCCGCACCAGATCATTGGCGACATCGAAGACAGCCCGGGCGAAGCGCTCGCATCCGACGCCGTTATCGAAGACGACCAGATCGATGACGTTGTTTTCGTGCAGCACCCGGAATGCTTCCATTTCCGGATCTTTTACGTCCACGGCGGTCTTGTGGTCGAACATGTCGTGCAGCTTCTTTTTGAGGGGCTTCAGTCCGCCGAAGTCAATCACCCAATTGCGTTCGTCCAGCGTTTCGGACTCGAACACGAAGGTGAAGCCCAAAGCGTAGCCGTGCAGCTTCGAGCAATGGGAGTGCCGGGCTTTGGGTTGGCGGAAGCAGGCAGACAGACCGACATCGTGTGCGTAGTGTTTCGTTACTTGGTACGGCATTTTAGACGCTCCAGTTTAGCTTGAAGGTTGGAAATCATTTTGTTAGCGCGTTCAACTTCTTCACACTTGGCGGCGTAACGTTTTTCCAGTTTGCGCAAGGCCTCGTGCGCTGGGATTGGAGGGCTGCTGATAACCCCTCCGTTCCCTTTTCGGCCGTTATTGCCGATCGCCATGTTAGTCGCGATGATCGCCGTAGACGTGGGCCCATTCTGCAGCAAACGCATCGTAATTGGACGAAGAAGGGCACTTCATCAGACCTTCATGGATGGCACGTACAACCAACGGGTCTGGCACACCGGCTTCTTCGAAGCCCTTTGCGCGCAGGAGCGTTGCATGGTCCTTGCCAACGGGCGGGTACGCGCCGTCGTAGCTGGTGTGGGAATAGGCCAGCGCTTCCATACAACCCGGCAGGGCTTGCGCCAGCTTCACGCTGTCAGCCTTGGTCAGGAACATCAGCGGGGTCAGGATGCGCAGCGGGGGCAGCGTACCCGGTTCACCAGTGAACGTGCCGTAGTTGATTGCATCTTGCAGTGCGCTGATGAAGGTTGCGCGGCAATCAGGGTAACCGCCGCTATCTTCTTGGCAGACGCCGGTGACCAGCACGTTGCAGCCCATGACGTATGCGCGGTTCGCAGCAACCGTGAGGAACAGCTGATTGCGCATCGGGACGAAAGTCTTTTCCAGACCGCCGGGCAGCGAGTGATGGTCTGCGTACTGCTCGAGCTTGACGTCTTTGTTGGTCAGCGGCGAAGTACCGGCCAGAATGGTGTCACCCATTTCGATGATTTCATGCGAGAGCACGCCAGCCATTGCGGCAATGCGTACCGCAGATTGGATTTCAACCTTGTGCTTCTGACCGTAGTCGAAAGTAATGGCGTGAACTTCGTAGCCTTCACGGATTGCCCAGAACAGGCAAGTGGTGCTGTCTTGGCCGCCGGACAGGACGACCAGTGCTTTCGGTTTGGTGTTCATTACTCTACTCCCATAATTTTGTGAGTTTGCAGTTGGAAAATATAGCCATGCTTCTGGCAAGAAGCAACGGCTGCGTTGATGTTACGCTGGTTCTCCGCCGGGTCTTTAGCGTCCATGGGTTGGACGTAGATAGGGACCGAGGAAATGGGGCGAGCGACGCGCGGCGCGGCAGTGTGGTTAAGCGCAAGGATCGGCAAACCGTCCGTTGGGTCCACACTGTCGTGACTCAGGACGTACTTGAAGCAATCCGCGAGGTTGCGGGTGATGGGGTTCACCTTACCGGCCTTAGGGCTGCAAACGATTGTCACATCGAACCAGACGCTTGCGCTTGTTTCTGGTGGCTCCAGCGTACCGTTCGTTTCGATCTGAACGCGGTAACCGTGATTGCGTAGCAGTGCGCAGAACAGCGCGATGTTTTGACGGAAGGGTTCGCCGCCGGTGATGACCACAAGTGGTTTATAGCTCAGGTGGTCGACCAGTGCGTGGATGCGTTCCAGGATGTGTTCCACCAGCATGGTCTGCCGACCGTTGGTGTACTCGGTGTCGCATGAGGGGCATTGCAGGTTGCAGCCTGCCAGGCGCACGAACACAGCAGGGTGTCCGGTAAACGGACCCTCGCCTTGAACGGTGAAGAAGATGGAGTGGACGTCAAGCGTTGTCCCATTGCCAAGCTCACGCTTTTCAACAGGTTGGGTATTAATGGGGATCAATTGACACCTCAGAGGAACAAGCTATGCTTGTGTACGGGTTATTTGGTGCCGGTTGCAGGACTCGAACCCGCTACCCCATGATTACAAATCAAGTGCTCTACCTGATGAGCTAAACCGGCTTGGTGGGTGGTCTGACTTCAACAGACCGTAGTCCTCGAGCAGTCGGCGACTTAAAAGCGCCCTTGCTAGTGACTAGCACCCGGAGGGTGCTACCAGGCCGATTTAGGCGGCGACGGCTTCGGCGGGGGTTTCGGTCGGTGCCGGCGCAGCAGCCTTGGCGACCTTGCCGTAGACGCCGAAGAATTCCTTCCAGCGTGCATATTGCGTGCGGACGGTCGCGTCGTTCAGGCCGGCGGCGCTGGCGACGGGCATCAGTTCCGAGATGGCGACCGGGGCGCCTTTTTCAGCGGACAGCTTGTCGGCGAGGTCCCAGACCTGGCCGGTCTTGGTGCCTGCTTTCGGGCGGGTCACGCCGTTCTGCGAGACCATGACGACCTTGGTCTTTTCAGCGGCCTTGGCGGCTTTTTCGGCGGCTTTCTTCTCGGCGGCTTCTTTCTTGGCGGCTTCCTTGGCAGCATTGGCTGCTTCTTTTTCAGCCTTCGCTTTTTCGGCGGCTTCGGCCTTGGCTTTCTTGGCCGCTTCGGTCGCTTCTGCCTTGGCGGCTTTCGCTTTGGCGGCGGCTTCAGCCTTTTCGGCTTTCGCTTGTTCCTGGGCGGCCTTCTTGGCGGCGGCGGCTTCGGCTTTTTCCTGGGCGATTTGTTCTTCCGATTTGGCGTTGGCGGTGCCGCCGGTCGAGGTTTCGGCGCCCGCGGCCGACATGAACATGGTTGCGAGGGCAATGCGTGCGAGGAACGAGTTGCGGTTCATTCTGGACTCCAATAATGGTTGATAGGTCTGTGCTGTGAGTGTTGCAGCGCTTTGTATTTGCTGCTGCTGAAGTAATACTATACGGAATTCCATACCGGTTAGCAAGCGATTTTGCGGCCGTTTGCTAACCTTTTTCGTGTCTAGGGAGGATCTAGCTCTTGCTGTGCTTCCACTTGGAGAACTGCACCGACATCGTGCTGCTGTTAATACCTTCGGACTCGCAAGCTGCCGCGACCAGACCTCGCAACGTTTTGTCCAGTGTTGGGTGTTGTTGGAAGCATTGGTCTGCAATCTCCCACACACGGCCGGTTTTAGAACCAGTCTTGGGAGGCCCCGATGATTCAGCACGCGGTGCATTTGGATCACGCGGAGTTGGAACATGTGCATCGGGAATAAGCGGGTTGGGCTTGGGTGGCTCAACGGCGTTCACAACAGATGGGACGGGCGACCGTGCGAAATAGCGCTGTTTACCATCAGGCTGATGACCAGGAGTCGTAACCAGCGCAAGCACATTGAATACATCAGGCTGCTGGGCTGGTTCATTGCCGTTATGCACATAACGATATTCACCGTTTTGGAGCTCGCCAATCCGAACGGTCCTTTCCAAGTATTCTACTTGGGCCAGCACGTTGGCGGGATTGGTCGGGGTCTCGGGCAGTGCCTCAACAAGTGCTTTGACCTCGCGAACCAGCAGCCCACGATTGTAGCCGTTGAACTTTTGTCCACTCATGTGGTCATACAGCACCTTGAGCTCGTAGTCCGTGAAATGCGCAAAGCTGTCGTCTTCGATGCCTTGCACACGGATGGCTGAGCGGGGTGCTTCGATATTCGCTCTGTTCAACAGAGCGGAAGCGTCCGGACCTTTATACAAGGGTGCCAAACGCTCCAGATCAATACATACATACATGCGTCAACTCCTAGGAGGGTTATTTGCGGTAGCGCAAAGCATATTATAACAGCTACCGAGCGCGGCGGTAACTTAAAATGGTATGTCATCGTCTTCTGCTGAAATGACATTTGCAAACTCACCCATAAAGCATTCATCCATGAGCGTTTTATAAGCAGTGTTGGTCCAGACTTTGATATGCGTTGGTGGCTCGAAGCCCTCAATTGCTTCAACGAGTTCTTCAGCCGTGTCGGGCATTGGTCGTTTGCTCCGACGAGCCCACCAGGATTCGGCCTTGCGGCGCATGAAGCCGCCATGTTCAATGAGCAGATAATGATCAACTCGTTTGTTCATGCAGTAATACGTTGCACGAACGCTGTCAGGTTTACCCTGCTTGCGATGAACGCTGCAATGAAGCTGCTGCACCTGCCAAGTCTCGATGACGGGCATTTCATCTTTGACAATTTGGTCTGTACTTGCTTCTTGTTTGATCTTAATCTGGAAACTGAACTCTGCACCACAACCTTCATTGGTCTTATAAGGTTCACCTCCGCAAAAACGGGCGCTGATATGGTTGTAGTTACCACATGCATCGCAAATCTTAATTGGGGCTTCTCCGGCCTTGCCGCCTTTGGGGCGAGGAATCATTGGGTCGTTGATTGGACCGCAGCGCTTGATGTTACCAGCGAAGTCCATTACCAAGCAAACCTGCTTGACGCTTGCTTGGATAGATGCAAGTCGACCTTCGATGGTGCTTAGATCATAACCTTCTTTCACAAACAACGGACGCGTACCCCGGCCTAGCATCTGGACCCATAGCTTGGATGACATGGTTGGGCGCAGCATCACAATGAGATCTAGACCCGGATGGTTCACACCTGTGGTCAAGATACCCATGTTAATGATTGCGGTGAACTTGTATGCCTTCCAGTCAGCAATATTCTGGTCGCGTTCGGACGACTTCATCTTACTGTGCACAACGCGGCAAGAGACTCCAAGATACTCCAGCATCTGACGAATTTTCTCTGCGTGCTCTAGGCCAGAGGCGAATACAATCCAGCTTCGCTTGTCTGCAGCATACTGGAGCGTCTCTTGGAGGGCGGCAAAGGTGATGTGGTCTTTATTGACCGCAAGCTCCAACTGGCTTGCATTGAACTCGCCACCAACCTTACCAACGCCGTTGACATCCAGCAGGAGTTTTGTGGGCTTGGACACTAGCGGGACCAAATAGCCTTCTTTTACGAAGCGGTTAAACGACACCATATCGGTCAGGTCAATTGCCATGTCCGTAAAGATGCCGTTACCTTCCGTAAGGCGACCTTGACCTTCTCGCCATGGGGTTGCAGTAAAACCGATGACCCGCAAATACGGATTGCGCTCTTTCAGAGCAGCAATGACCCGCATGTACATAGAGTCATCGTTTGCACTAATGAGGTGGCACTCGTCGACAATCAGTAAGTCAACCTTGCCAAACGCCTCAATGTTCTTTACGATAGATGCAATACCGCAGAAGACGATCTGCTGCTTTGTGTCCCTGCGCCTGAGACCTGCACTATAAATACCGGCAGGAGCTTCTGGCCAAATGCCCAAGAACTCCAGGTAGTTCTGGTGAACCAGCTCTTTGACGTGCGTAGCAACTAAGAATTTTTGTCGAGGATACGAGGCAAGTGCTTTCTGCATGAAGTATGCAATCTGAAAGGCTTTGCCAGTGCCGGTAGGCATCCCAACGATTGGGTTGCCTTCTTTATGCGTGCGGAAGTAGTCCCAAATTGCATTATCTACTGCAAGCTGATACTCGCGCGGAATAAGTTTCGTCATTAGAGTGCAATGTAATCTTTGCAAGCGTTCATTTGGTCTTCTTTTGTGAGAACGAGGCCGCTTTGACCACACACCCATCCGCCGTTTTCGACATCCACTTTCACATGGTAACAGGAGCGGCAGCTAACCGCCATTGGGGCGTCGTGGTGGCACGTCTGTTTGTGGTCACAGAATGTGCACTTGAAGAAGCTCGACTTCTCGCTGATGCGCTTTGGTGCTTCTCGCAACATAACGATTTGACGACCGCGATCCAGAAACTGGTCTGCGTGCATTGGTTGCAGGTAGACGATTTCGAAGTGCAGTTCGTCGGTGTCTTTGCAGACCGCGCCGTATAATGCGACCGGCAACCCGAACTTGCGCATGTAGATCTGCATCTGCGTATAGTGCTCAGGCTTGGCAATCTGCACGCCGCCTTCTTTCAGCTTGGCGAACGATTTAACACCGTGGGTCTTAAATTCTAGAAGACAATAGGTCCCAGCATCGACATCAGGGATGCCAAGAGCAACACCATCGCCACTGCCGCCGAAATGCCCCCCAACGTCACTAATACGAAACTGATTACCATTAGCGTCCTGTTGATAAACTGCAACGCCAATTGATAGCAACAGCGCAATAAATCGAGCTTCTTCAAGATGCCCCCTGTTAAAAAGTCGAAGAATTCGTGGGTCGTGCTTGGTCACAGTTGCCCAGCGGAACCCATACCAAATGTCCCGAGCACAGTCACGTCCAATCATGGACGCACCCAAGTGCGTGCGCCGTCCATCCTCCTGACCCCGGTAAGCATCCGCCATGTGTGGGATAACTTTGCCCAGGAACTCCCGGAAACGCCCGCCTTGGTCGGCAAGCATGGTATCGTGGATGGCTTGAAGGGTCTTTTCGGCGAGAATCATTTGGGCTCCTGTAATTTTTAGATGGGCGTTGGTATGTCTCCAACTTCCGAACACTGATCTAGGAATGCCCGCGTTTCGGACCTGTCCTTTGGTTGCGGCATATCTCCGCAATTACCCATCTAAAAATGCCCTCTTTCGAGGGCACAGGCTAGGTTAGCCTTGCTGCGCCCATGGAGGCGCGGCAGTCGCGGCGGCGGCGTGTGCTGCTTGCTGCTCAGGGGTCAGAGCTGGAGCCTGCTGTTGTTGCGCAGGTTGACCGGCAGGCGCACTGTTGGCGGCGTTTGGATCACCCCACGGCTGGGCAGCGGCCCACGCGGGTTGTGCCGGATCAGCTGCTGGCGTCATTTGCTGCACAGGCTGCTGGACGGGTTGCTGGACAGGCTGCTGTGCGCCCCAGGCCGGCTGTTGGACAGGTTGCTGGGCCGGCTGTTGGACAGGCTGTTGGACAGGTTGTTGGACAGGTTGTTGACCCCAGGCAGGCGGTTGGGCCGCGGCGACCGGCGCTTGATTTGCCGGTGGTGCCCATGCTTGTTGAGGTTGGACCGGTGCGGCGGCAGGCTTTGCCATCTGCGGAGCCGCTGGCGCCGTGCCTTGGGTTTTGTAAGCAGCCAGAGCAGCTTGATCTTGGGCGTTGCGGAAGGCGGTGACTTCGTTCTTCTCTTCGTACTTGACGACGTTCGGGTTGTTTTCGTCCATCACAGCCGGTGTCACTTTGACGCGCAGGAAGAATGGGCGACCCTTCAGCTGGTCGGTGTCGGTCATGTCCAGCAGGCTGATTGCGTGGCACAGGGAGGACAGTTGCTTCAGGCCGATCTCGACAGCCTTCTCGTTGTTGTTTTTGACGTTGAAGTTGTGGAACACCTTCGAACCCTTGTACGGGCCGTCCACGATTCCGATGGTCACGGAGATCATTGCACCGGTGCCGTCATTTGTTGGTTTCAGCTCGGTGCTTTCAACAATTGCTGGATACCAGCCTTTGGGGATGGCGCCAACGCGCCCCTGATCTGGTTCGACTTCACGTGCGTTAAAGATAAAAGCGGTCATTTTGTTTCCTCGAGGAGTTTGCTGTCTGTTAAGCGCCAGACAGCGGTGCGTTGACTAATTTCGGCAGGTTCAGCATCTTGCGAATTTGCGCAATACTCAATCCTGTTGCATCATAAAAACGAAGTACAACATTTGGTGAGACGTTCTCAACACCCTGACGAATGCGCGTAACTGTTGCAAATTGAATACCTAGAAGAGCAAGTGTTTCTTTCTTGGTCTTGGTATTCAAATAGATGCGTGCAAGGTCAACCAGAGTGTCAATTGGTGTTTGACTCATTTTACGAAAAGCGCCACCCGGCCTAGTGCGGAAGTACAACTCTCCGTCGAAAGTTCTCTCTTCGTAGAAGTCGTTCATGCTACTTGCCCCAGCCCTTCGGCAGGCCGTATTGGAAAAGCTGCATGATGCTGGACGCCAGAACCGTCAGCCTGGTCTGCGGACGATCACGCTTCATCCCCCGCTGCATGTGGTTAATGTAGCGCTCTGCGCGCCGGGTGTGATCTTTTGCCATTATACGTCCCGGTTGAAGTAATCTTTGCCACTGAAGTGGTGGATGCAAGCGGCGAGTTGGTTCCAGCCATTTTCGCGGGGCATGCTGATCGGTTCAACCATGTTGAACCGGTTACCTGCAACGTAGCCAGGCTGACGCGACACGCCCAGCAGACGGCCTTGGTTCTGGCTGACCGCCGTATTCATGTTCTTGCCTTCGGACACGAAAATCGGTTCGTGCAGGAAACCAACGAGGTCGGCCCATTGGGTCAGCATTTCGCGCTTGCCGTAGGTCTTGTCGTTTTTCGGCGAGTGCAACAGCAGATCCCAACTGTTATAGGTTCCGGCGGTTGGATCTTTGACTTCACCGGTGAAAACGTGGCAGGTGAGGATGATGTTGATACCGCCGTAAATGGCCAGCATGTCACATTTCTTGAGGAAGTCGTCAAACAGTTCGTTGGCGAACTGGTAACCCTTGCCGTAGCCGCCCAGCGCGGAGTCCATGGTGACGGTCTTCTTGTTGCCTGGGTTCCAGTTGGGATCGCGTTTGAGCACTTGGGTGTGGATCATCTTTTCCAGTGCGGTCGCGCTGTCAAACACCAGCGACTTATACGGAAACTGACCCGCTTGTGCGGCAGCAGCCACTTCGTCCAGGAACCCCATGACTTGCGTATATTCGGTCATCATGGGGACCATTGCAACATTGACACCACTGAAACCGACTTCCAAAGGCACCAGCAGCGCACGCGGGGCGTTGGTTGTCAGCGTAGTTTTGCCGATTTTTTCAACACCAGCGATGACTGCCCGGATACCCGGCTGAACACCTTGACTGGTATGAGTAATAGCGCTAAGAAAAGACATCTTAACTCCAATTTAGGATTATTTGAACCCGCTTGGCTGGTGCCGAACGGGAAGTAGTATTATGCGCGTTCATTTGCGCTAAAGCAAGCGCAAAGTACCGCAATTACATGTCTTCTGGTGCCCGGATGCACTGCCATTGTGGGAAGCGCGGTGCGTCCTTCATACCTTTAGGGAAGAACTTAATCTTGCTAGGCAACCCTACAATCTTTTGCGGGTTTGCTAAAAAATCGATAGCTTCTGCGTCAGTCATGCGTCCCGGTGCGGCAGTAAAGACTTGGTCTTTTGCAATCAAAAGCTTCGTCTTATCAAATAGGTCGTAGACGTCCACCAGCGAACGGCAAGTCAAATTACCAACCATTCCGTTCGGGACTTTATTTTCCTTGTGGGACGATCGGAAGGTGCGACCAAGCTCGTTAACCTGCGCCGGATTAAGGTTAGTTTCCCCTTCGGTAAGAGCTTCAACGATCGCTTCGAAATCGATGAAGTCTTTACGACGTAACACCCCGCCATGCTTAGGGGAGCTCTTGCCTTCTTTGTGGGTCGCGTTCGGATCGTAGTAGCAAGAACCCTCGTAACCCATCAACATGAATTTCTCATGCGCCGCGTCAAACTCTTCCAGATTGTTAACCACAATATAGTCGAGCACGCGCAGGCGATATGCCTCTGGTGCGTTTTCTTGTTTCAAACGCGCAACCAGATTCTTGAGCAAGCGGTAACGTTCAGCGTACGGTAGATTGACCGTACCTTCCGTCACATAGTCGAAAAGATGCCACAGCGTGTACGGCGTACCGTAACCGCGACTGCACGCGCTCGAAGTAATGCGGCAGAGATCGGGGTGACATTCGTGTTCGGCTGCAATCTCGCCATCCATGCCTTCGAACTGTGCGTAGCTGTAGGTATCGGTGACGAAGGGGTTACGGTGTTGTTTGAGCGTGCGTGCGTAAAGCTTGCCTAACTGGTTCACCCCTCGCACCCCGTCCACCTTTGGGAACAACCAGACCGGAAAACGAATCTTTTCGCGCACGTAATCTTCTGCACGCATGGGCTTGATGATGCGACTCATTCTTTGTCCTCCAGTCCAAGGTATTGTTTGAAAGGCACCTTGACACCGTCAAC